GCGGATCTGTGAAAATAAATTTTCCGGCAGATAAGGAGGTGAGAATAGATGGCAAGATATATACCACAGAAGCAAACAATCATCGACAGAACAGTCAGATACATGAAAGAGCTTGGAACCTATAAAGTGCAGTATAAACAGGTAATCGAGATATATGCAGACATGATTTATCAGTACAATGTGCTAAGCAAACAGTTTGAAGAGTCTGGATACGAAGTGATTTTGGACACGGAGAAAAGTGGGGGCAAAAAAAGCCCTATTCTCGTGAGTCTTGAAAACCTACGAAAAGACATCGGAACGTATTCTGACAGACTGATGTTAAATGCAAAAACGTACAATGCGGAGATTGAACAGCCGAAAAAAGAGAAATCTGCATTTGCATTATTACTGGAAAAACAGCAGGGAAAGTAAATGGACTTATCCCATATTAACAGTCCGCATTTCGATACGGCTGTGCGTTATGCGGAGGATATCGTAAATAAGAAAGTCTTGGTGAATATAGACAGAGTACTTGCGTGCAAGAGATTCCTTGCAGATTTAGAACGTAATGATTTAGATTTTCGCAGCAACCAATTTGATTTTGTAATTGATTTGATAGAGGGAACCATTCACCATGTACAAGGTGAGGACAAGAACGGTGTTAGTTTTAAAGGCACTCCAATGATTTTGACTGATTGGCAGAAGTTTGTCTGTGTAAATTTATTTGGATTCTTTCGAAAAGGAACAGATATTAGGCGTTTTAACGAAGCGCTTATTTTTTTACCGAGAAAGCAGGGAAAAACATCCTTTAGTGCTGCGCTTGCTGAGGCGAAAAGCATTCTGGACAGAGGATCTGGTGCGAAGACATATATTGTAGCCAATTCCGTAAAACAGACAATGGAAAGTTTTGGATTTTTGGTAGATAACGTTGAGACTTTACGCGGAGATGTTGATAAGTTGAGAATCCGAAACAACAATCAGGAGCACTCCATCAGTATTGATTTTGGAGATGGTACCGCAGAAATGTATGCGATTGCCAATCAAGAAGATAAGCTGGACTCCTTAAACTGTAACTGCCTGATTCTGGACGAGCTGCATTCCTGGAAGAGAGCAGCGGCAAAGAAATATATATTAATGAAAAATGCTATGAAAGCGTATCGGAACAAGCTTTTGATTGGTATTTCTACGGCTGGTGATATTCCAGATGGTTTTTTAGCAAATAGGTTAAATACGTTACATGGAGTTTTGGATGGAACAAATACAGAAAAGGCGTATGACTCCTATTTTATTTTTATTTGCAAAGCAGATCAGGACAAAGAAGGCAATGTTTTAAACAGCAAAGGCGAGATCACGACATTGGATGATCCGGAAGTATTGCAGATGTGCACGCCGTCAATCGGAGTCACTGTTACAATAGAAGACCTTATGGATGATGCAGCGCAGGCAATGAATGAGCCGCAGCTGAGAACAGAATATTTAAACAAAACACTGAACATCTTTACGAATGCTTTAAATGCTTATTTTGACATCAACGAATTCAGATCATCTGACGATGAATATAACTGGTCGTTGGAAGAGCTGGCAAAACTGCCGATTACATGGTATGGCGGCGCTGACTTATCAAAACTTCACGATCTGACAGCCGGCGCTATTTATGGAACATACAAAGATGTGGATATCTGCATCACACACGCTTTCTTTCCGAGAGCGGCGGCAATTAAAAAAGGTGACGAGGATGGAATACCACTATTTGGCTGGGAAGAGGATGGATGGCTGACGATGAGCAATACAGCCACGGTACTTCCAGATGACATTGTGAACTGGTTCATCTCCATGAAGAAGATGGGATTCAAAATCAAAATTGTCGGATTCGATAAGAAATTCGGGCGAGAATTTTTCTTGAAAATGAAAAAAGCAGGATTTAAAATTCAAGATCAGCCACAGTACTTCTATGTAAAATCCGAGGGATTCCGACATATTGAGGTAAAAGTAAAGAATAAGAAATTCTATTACCTGCATTCGGATGCTTTTGAGTACTGCGTACAGAATGTACGGGCGATTGAAAAAGTGGATGACATGATCCAGTACGAAAAGGTAGACGGAGACGGCGGCGTAAGACGAATTGACTTGTTTGATGCAGGGGTATTTTCGTGTTGCCAGATGTTGTCTGACATGGCACTTGGAAATGCAGCAAATAAATGGTTAAAGAGAGAGTAGGAGAAAGAATGGGCGTGAAAGCAGAATGCGAAATCCTTTATTTATGTGATGGGAAAAGATGCGAGAAATGTAGTGGAAATTGCAAACATACGACTGATATATCTCACGCTAAAAATAAGGATGATTTTATTGACAGAAAATGTACTTGCCTTGGAAGAGCTGAAAACGGGAGACTGATTTTTGCAGAAGACGAAGGATAGGAGGCTAAAATGGCAAAGAAAAAGAAGCAGAAGAGTATTAGATCAGAACCACAGAATAAAGTATTTGTGTATCAGGGAGCTACGTTCTCTGATTTTTTATTGCCTTCCGGGTACACAACGCTGGCGCAGAACCCGGAAATTCGGGCGGCGTGTCAGAAAATTGCGGATCTGGTTTCCGGTATGACAATCCATTTAATGGAGAATGGCCCTCATGGAGACATCCGGATTAAGAATGAGCTATCACGGAAGATTGACATTAATCCGTATTCGCTGATGACGAGAAAAGCGTGGGTTTACAACATTGTTTACTCAATGCTCTTGCCGGGTGATGGGAACGCAGTCGTCCTTCCGGTGATGAGAGATGGATACATTGACGAGTTGATTCCGTTAAAGCCATCCATGACAAGTTTTGAAGAAACGACGACAGGATACAAGATAGTCTACGGAAGTGAGGAGTATGACCCAAGCGAAGTGCTACACTTTGCGATCAATCCGAATCCGGAGTATCCGTGGAAAGGAACAGGCTACAGGCTTGCTTTAAAGGATATCGCATCGAATTTAAAGCAGGCGAATGCAACCAAAAAATCTTTTATGAGCGGACAGTATATGCCGAACATTATCGTCAAAGTAGATGCAATGTCAGAGGATTTTGCGAACGAAGCTGGAAGAAAACAGATCAAAGAAAAGTATCTGAAAGAATCGAAACCGGGCGAACCTTGGATTATACCGGCAGAATTTTTGGAAGTATCCGAGGTAAAGCCGTTATCCCTAAAAGATATTGCAATCAATGAATCGGTGGAGATTGATAAGAGGACGGTTGCATCCTTATTGGATGTACCGCCTTTTTTCTTGGGAGTTGGAAGTTTTAACAAGGACGAATATAACAACTTTGTCCGAACAAGAGTGAAATCCATTGCGGATGTATTCCAACAGACACTTACGAAAGGTTTGATTCAGAGCCCGCATTGGTACTTTAAATGCAACTCGAAAAGCCTGATGGCTTATGACACCAAGGAGCTTGCGGAAATCGGCATGAACCTATATATCCGAGGGATCTACACAGGGAATGATGTACTGAATCTGATTGGTGATTCTCCGAAGGACGGATTGAATGATCTGATTATCCTCGAAAACTTTATACCGCAAGGCATGATCGGGGAGCAGAAGAAATTAAACGGGGGAGGTGATGAATAGTGGAGCGAAAAAAAGAAAACTTAACCAGATCGTGGAAAGCGGAGTTTGAAACACGAGAAGCGGAGGACGGAAAGAAAACAATTTCCGGATACTTCGCTGTTTTTAATTCCGAAACAGAGTTGTGGCCGGGAGCTTATGAAGAGATTGCACCAGAAGCATTTGCGAACACCATGAGCAACGACATCCGTGCTCTGACAAACCATGATGACACACTTGTACTTGGACGGACAAAAGTTGGAACTTTACGCCTGAGAACCGATACAAGAGGTCTATGGGGCGAAATTGATATCAACGAAAATGATTCAGACGCAATGAACCTGTATGAGAGGGTAAAACGTGGAGATGTGGATCAGTGCTCGTTCGGTTTTAACATCGTGCGTGAGGAAACGGACTGGAGAGATGACGGCACTGTGAAATGGACAATACGAGAAGTTGATCTGCACGAAGTGTCTGTATGCACATTCCCGGCTTATGAAGATACGGGCGTACAGGCGAGACATGCACAGGTGGAACAGTATCGGGAGAAACAGTTGGTGCAGTGGCGAAGCAATGCCACGAGGAGATTGAAAGGAGAAAAGTAATGGCTTTAAGACAGTTGATGCTTGCGAAACAGATCGCAGACAAAGAAAAGGAACTGGAAGAAATGCGTGGAAAAGACGCAGAGTTTGAAACAAGAGAAAAGGAACTGGAGACATCCATTGATGAAGCGAGCACAGAAGAGGAACGCACTTTGGTAGACGATGCTATCACAAAGTTTACTGAGGAGAATGATGCTCATAATGAGAGAAAAAGCAAATTGGAAACCGAATTATCAGAACTCCGTGAGCAGATGAAGGGATATGAAAAAACACCGGAAAGAAGGGAGAAGAAAAAAGACATGGGTAGAAGAAATGAAGAAGAAATTGAAGAAATGAGAAGTGCGATTAACGCATTTGTGAAGTCCAAAGGGCAGGTAAGAGAGGGCGGATTTAAAGAAGCAGATGCAGGTGCTCTGATCCCACAGGAACTCCTTACACCACAGGAGAAACCAGAGGACATCGTTGATTTGAGAAACTATGTAAAAGTAGTAGGCGTAAACAGTGCATCTGGAAAATATCCAGTAATTGCGAAATCTGGAAGTAAAATGTCTACTGTCGAAGAACTGGAGCAGAACCCAGAGCTTTCCAAACCAAAAATCTCAAATATCGACTATAGCATCGCAACAAGAAGAGGATATATTCCAATTTCTCAGGAGGCTATTGATGACGCCGACTATGATGTAACAGGTCTGATCCGGGATGAAATCAATGACCAGTCCAGAAATACAAGAAATACAGATATCGCAACTGTATTAAAGAGTGCAACGGCGAAAAGTGTTACAGGGCTGGATGGACTGAAAGACTTGGTGAACAAAGAAATCAAGAAAGTGTATCCTGTGAAATTCATCATTTCAGCTTCCTTGTATGCCGAGCTGGACAAGTTGAAAGATAAGAATGGAAGATATCTGCTGCAGGATTCCATCGCTTCCTCAAGCGGAAAAATACTGTCTGGCAAAGAGGTAATCGTTTTGGATGACGAAATGATCGCAGGAGCTGGCGAATTAAAAGGTTTTGTCGGTGATCCGAAATCATTCTGCACATTCTTCGACCGCAAACAGACAAGTGTTGAATGGGTAGATAACCAGATTTACGGCAAACTGCTTGCCGGAGTTGTGAGATATGATGTGAAGAAAACGGATGCAGACGCCGGATTCTACATTACATACACACCGGGGGAATAATTCCCTCTGACGATGTGGCCTTAGTTGGCAGAGGGAAAGTCGGAAAGGCAAAAGTAGGTAAAACAAAATAGCGAGGTGATAGTATGGCGTACACAAAGAAAGACTGGGAAGACGGAGAAGTAATTACAGAAGCAGCAATGGACAACATTGAGAACGGCGTATCTGCAAATGATACAAAAAATATACAGCAGGACGGAAAAATCAGCGAGATCGAGGGAAAACTCGTTAATGCAGTTGCCGGATCTAAAGATGGTTTGATGTCTAAAGAGGACAAAACGAAATTAGATGGCATTGCAGCACAGGCAAATAAATACACTCTTCCAGCGGCGAATAAAACAACGCTTGGCGGTGTGAAACAGATGGCTTTGATCGAAGATTTGTCCACAGAAACAGCGACTGACCTGAAAGATAAAATCAATGCGATTCTTGCGGAGATGAAAAAACAGGGGATCATGGCGAATTCATAAGGAGTATGCTTATGAGAGTGATTGTATTGCAACTATTAAAAGACAGACTTGGAATCTCTACAGATAGTAGGGATTCCGTCCTTTATGCGATCATAGATGGTATTCTGGACGAATGCAAAAATGTACACGGCGTTCGCATCACAGAAGAGAGATATGACCACATCCTGTTTGTGCTGGATTGGGCTACGTGGAAGTACAATCATCCAGAAGATGGAGTGATTCCGAGGAGCATCCGGTTTCGACTAAACAACCTGATGATTAAGGCGGTGCAAAATGAATCGAACATGGGATGAAAAAGTGGTATTGATATCTTCCAACGGGTATGAAGAGGATGAGATCGGTCAGCAAGTACCGATTGAAACGGAACAGGAGCTCTGGTGTTGCAAAGAGCAAGTGTCCAGAAATGAGTTCTACCTTGCTGGACAGAACAACATGGAAATTTCAGAGATTTTGATCGTGCATCCTTATGAATATGAAGGACAGAGGTATATCCGATTCCACGGAAAGAAACTGAAAGTGATTAAGACGTATCCAATCAGCATGGAAGAGTTGGAACTGACCTGTACGGAAAGGGTCGAAAAATGAGCGAAAGCATAAGTGCTGACAAACTCGCAAGAGAAATTATGCGGCAGATGGAAGAATACACAGAAGAAGTAAAAGAAACCACACAGGATGTTGCCATGAACGTTTCCGAAAAAGCTGTGAAGAAGTTGAAAGCAAACAGTCAAAAGAGCAGCGGACGGTACGCAAAAGGATGGACAAGGGAATCTGGGAGAGATGGAATAACAGTGTATAATAAAAAACCGACATATCGCCTAACTCATCTACTGGAAAAAGGACACCAGTTGAAACGTGGTGGAAGAAAAATCGGTGAAGTACGAGCATATCCGCATATCGAAGAAGTGGAACAGGAATGCATAAAAGAATATGTAGAAGAATTGGAAAGGATACTGTGAAATGACATTGCCAGAATTAAAAGACAAGTTAAAAACGCTAAATCTTCCGATTGCGTATCGTTGTTTTGCAGTCGGTCAAGTACCAGAATTACCGTACATCGTATACTATGTGGACGAGGATATCGGATTTTATGCGGATGACACCGTGTATTACGAGGGATACGCCGTCACGATTGAGGTATACACGGATCAGAAAGACTTGCAGTTGGAAGAAAAAGTAAAGGAACTATTAAACAGTAATGAACTCACGTATGAATCGTACGAGAGTTTTTTAGATTCCGAAAATATGTATTTGAAAGCATATGAAATTGAAATATAGGAGGTAAAGAACATGGCAGGAACAGCAAGAGCTGCACAGACAGGGAAAGAGAATAAAGTAGAATTTGGATTGAGGAACTGCTATTACGCTGTTATTACAATGGATGAGAGTGGAAGAATCACGTACGGTGCACCGAAGAAATTGCCGGGTGCGGTAAGCATCACATTCGACAAGAGTGGTGATCTGATCCGATTTAAAGCTGATGACATTGATTATTACACAAACGCAAACAATCAGGGATATGAAGGTACTCTGACACTTGCGAGAGTTCCAGAAGAATTCCGGACAGAAGTGTTAAAAGAGGAGAAAACAGAAAAAGGAGTGATTCTCGAAAACTCTGACGCACAGGTAGCGAATATCGCACTGATGTTTGAATTTCAGGGAGATGCCAAGGCAACTAGACACCTCTTTTATTACTGCTCTGTAAACAGACCATCTGTCGGAAGTACAACAAAAGACAGTGGAGAACCGAACACAACAGAACTTTCGCTTGTGGCAAGTCCGAGACCGACAGACAACTTAGTTAAAGCATCCACAGCAGCAGGAGTTGACGAAGCAACATATAACTCTTGGTATACAACAGTATATGAAAAAGCGGGGGAATAGCACCCCCTGAAGACCTCGCCTTGGTAGGCAGGGGAAGATTGGAAAGGCAAAAGTAGGTAAAGCGAAATAAAGGGGTGGAGCGATCTGCCCCAATAGAAAAAAAGCGGAGGATGTTATGGAAAAAACAATTTACATTGACGAAAAACCAGTGAAACTGAAATCGACAGCAGCACTGCCAAAGAGATATAAGGCGCAGTTTGGAAGAGATTATTTTGCAGACCTGATGAAAGTAGCGAAAGTGTTTGGAAAAGGAACGAAAAGGAATTTTGGAATACAGGATATTTCTTTTGCTTCTCTTGACCACATGGACATGGAAGTATTTTACGACATCATCTGGACAATGGCGAAAACAGCAGACAGGACGATTCCTGATCCATTGGAGTGGTTGGATGGATTTGAGGTATTCCCACTCAATGAAATCATGGGAGAGGTAAAAGATTTACTTACAGATACCATGCCGACAAGTAAAAAAAAATAAGTGACAAAGATTCATCAAGTGGAGAGCCGTTCACAAATGAGTCTTTTTTTTATGTTTGCCGACAGGTTGGACTGACCAGCGAAGACATGGAAGAAATGACCATCGGGGATTGCTTGGACTATGTACAGGAGTATATCGATAACCAGAAAAAGGATGAAAATCCTACTGCGAGAAAAGCAACACAGGAAGATTTTGATAATTTTTAAAGAGGTGAGAGAGTGGCGAATAAGAAAATAAAAGGAATCACAATAAAATTCGGTGCGGATACAATGGCGCTCAGCAAAGCTTTAAAATCCGCGGAAGATACATCAAAAAGTCTTGGTAGCGAATTAAGTTCTGTAAATAAATTATTAAAATTTGACCCGAAGAATACGCAGTTGCTTGCACAGAAACAGGAGTTATTAAGTAAACAGGTCGAAAATACCAAGGAAAAGCTGGAAGCCTTAAAGCAGGCACAGGGAGAAGTAGAAAAGAAGTTCAAATCTGGTGACATCGGAGCGGAAGAATACCGAGAATTTCAGAGGGAAATTGCGAAGACGGAACAGGATTTAAAATCTTACACCACGCAGATTAGTCGAATGGAGACTGAGCAGAAATCCCTAAAAGAAAGCACGAAGCAGTTGCAGACGCTGTTTGAAGCAACCGGAAAGTCCCTAGATGATTTTCAGGACGTGCTCGGCACAAGGCTGACAAATGCTATAAAAAATGGAACTGCAAACAGTGACGATCTGACTGTTGCACTCAACAAAATAGGAAAAAAAGCGCTTGGGGCAGAAACTGACCTGTCAAAGATGAAAGCTACATTGAATAAGGTAGATGACGGGGCGAGTATTGATGAAGTGAACAACGACCTGAACGAGATGAAGAAGAATTCAGGTGAGGCAGGAGAAGCACTGGACGGTATCGGAAAAGGAATTGTTGCAGGAAACATGATGCAAGCCGCTGAAATCATAGCAGATGCAGGGCAGAAGATAAAAGAGTTTAGTGACAACGCAAAAGAAGCATTTAATGAGGTAGATGCCGGATCTGATGCAATCATAACAGCGACAGGTGCTACAGGGAAGCTTGCTGAAGGAATGGATAATGTCTATAAAAGCATTGCGTCCAGCCTTCCGATAGACAACCTTGAAAACATCGGAAAAGTAATTGGGGAGATGAATACGCAGTTCGGGTTCACCGATGAAAAATTACAACATGCATCTGAAAAAATGTTGAAGTTTTCGGAAATTACTGGATCCGATGTGGTAGCATCAACGCAAAATGCAAAACAGGCGATTAGCGTATTCCACATGTCGAGTGATGATCTAGACAGCGTACTTGATGATGTTGCAAAAACAGCGCAAGACACGGGCGTATCTGTAGACGATCTATTTCAGAAAGCGATTGAAGGAGCACCGCAGCTGCAAGAATTGGGATTGAGTTTCTCGGACTCAGTAAAGCTGTTGGGGGCATTTGAGCAGGCAGGAGTAGACGGGTCTGCCGCATTAAGCAGCTTATCAAAGGCAGCGGTAGGTTATGCAAAAGACGGTAAATCACTCAGTGACGGATTGGCAGAAACGCAGGATAAAATTTTGAATGCGACTAACCAGACGGAAGCCTTAAATGCTGCTGCTGAGGTATTCGGAACAAAAGGTGCTGTGAGGATGGTAGATGCCATCCAGAGAGGCGTTCTGAACCTGAATGACCTAGGAGGCGCTGCATCAGACAGTCAAGGAACTGTGGAAACGACTTTCGAAAATACTTTAGATCCGATTGACGAAGAAACGGTTGCGCTAAATAACGTAAAGTTGGCTATGGCTGAGTTTGGGAGTGCCATTTCAGAAGCAGTAGCCCCAATTCTGGAAGCACTTGTTCCTATCATTCAGAAAGTTGCAAAGTGGTTTAGCAGTCTTTCTGGAACAAGCAAGACTATTATAGTCGTAATCGGTGGGATTGCAATGGTGATTTCGGCTTTACTGCCGATTCTTGCGGTTGTAGCTGGTGGAATAGCAGCGGCTGGAGGTGCAATGGCATTTTTGACAGGAGTGCTATTACCAGTAGCCGGAATTATTGCCGGAATTATTGCAGTGGTTGCAGCAGTTGTGGCAGTAATAAAAAACTGGGGAGATATCACAGACTGGCTGTCCGAAAAATGGAATGCATTTAAAGATTGGATGTCTGGATTATGGGACTCTATATCGGAAAAAATCCAGGGAGTGTGGAACGGCATTAAGGATTTCTTTGCTGATATCTGGGAGCAGATCTATGACGTCATAGAAGGACCACTAAAATTCATTGAGGGAACAATCGGTGCAGTGATGTATGCGATCTACGCTGTGATATATACAGTTTGGGAAGTGATTAAATTCGCACTCGAAAAAGCGTGGAATTGGATAAAAGACACTGCAAGCTCCATTTTTATTCCTGTAGCAAATTTCTTTTCCGGTATCTGGAATGGAATCAAGGATACTGCAACTGGAATCTGGAACAGCATTAAGGGCACGCTCGGTGGAATATGGGATTCGATCAAAGAGAAAGCTATGGACGCTTTTTCTTCTGTTTGGAAGTTTATTAAAGACGGATTTAACAATCTCAAGGATACTCTTGGAGGAATCGTGAAAGGGATTGCGAACGCAATTGTGAAACCAATAGGTGGAGCAGTAAATGGCGTAATTAATGGTGTAAACTGGGTGCTTGATAAAGTAGGATCGGACAAGCAATTTGCATTGTGGGAAGTCCCGAAGTTTGCAAGAGGAACTGGTGGCATCCCAAAAGACACACTTGGTATCGTAAACGACCAGAAAGGCTCTACATACAAGGAAATGATCGTTCCGCCACATGGAAAACCATTTATTCCAGAGGGGCGTGACGTAGTCCTGCCATTGGAAAAGGGAACGAAAATCATGCCAGCCAACCAAACAAAGAGTTTTCTGGAAGAACTTCCGCACTTTGCAAGTGGAATCGGTGAGTTTTTTGGCGGTGTCTGGGATACGGTTAAAGACTTTACAGGAAATGTATGGGATTACATCACGCACCCAAGTAAAATTGTGCAAATTGCGATTGATAAATTTACGGATTTAACGGGAGCGTTTGAACCGTGGATATCCGTTGCAAAAGGTGCTGTCAATACAGTATTTGATAGCGTTGTTGGTTTTGTAAAAGGGATATTTGATACTCAGTCACATGTAAACTACAATCCAAGTGCAGGAGTGGAACAGTGGAGAACTCTGGCCACAAGGGCATTACAGATGACGGGGCAGTATTCCGAAGCTAATTTGGAACGTCTGTTGTATCAGATGCAGACAGAATCCGGTGGAAATCCGAATGCGATTAACAACTGGGATATCAACGCGATTAATGGGACGCCATCTAAGGGACTCATGCAGGTTATTGACCCGACATTTAGAGCCTATGCAATGCCCGGATACGATAAAAACATCTACGATCCACTATCTAATATGCTTGCATCCATTCGATACGCAGTGTCTACGTACGGAAGCCTTGCGGCTGCTTATCGTGGAGTTGGGTACGAGGATGGTATTGGAGATATCAATTTGTCCGATCTATTACCGAGTCTGCCGATGTTGGACGTGAAATGGTTTAAAGATGGTGGAATCCTTACGAAACCAGCATTATTCCAGATGCCGTCGGGAGGAATCGGAGGAGCTGCGGAAAGAGAAGCAGAAGCGATCACACCACTGCGATCGCTAAAAGGTTATATTAAGGAATCAATCTTGGAGATTATGGGCGAAAAGGATATTAATCTAAATATCAATCTGACAACGACGCTGGACGGAAGAGTTGTCGCACAGCAGACGGTTGGATATGCCAGACCAATGATAAAAAAGATGGATGATTTTGAGAAACTATTAGGAGGTGAGAGAGTTGGGCTTGCTTAAAGCAACATATGGAGGCGTAGAGATTCCGGTTAAGATTACAAGACTTGACCGGAACTTATCACCTTCCATCACAAATAATACAAGGAGCATTGAAAATGTAAATGGAGGAGAGTTTACGCATTCCACGTACTCTCCAAAACAGATTGTAATGGAGTTTCGTATTTCAAACTCTACGGCAAGGGAACTCAGTGAGTTCCGCAGAAAAATGTCAGAAATTCTGTATAGTAAAGAACCAAAGAGACTGATTTTTTCTGACGAACCAAGCATTTACTATGAAGCAATCGTGGATGGGGAACCGGTGCTGGGAGAGGATGATATGTACAGCACTGGCACAATCACATGGCTCATTCCGGACGGAGTAGCATACTCTACCGCAG